TGAACATTGTGTTGTATGGCATCCCAAATTGTTGTTAGGGGTGAGTACATGCCGGTGAAGCAAGCTGAAGGAACACAGGGATTTGTTAGACGGCTTAATCAAGCCTGCGACGACGTTCCGCACATCATCCCCCCATTGGGTGAGGGTCGGCAGATCGCTATCGCGAAGAAGCTGGGTCTTTCGCAACAGGGCGTGCGGAAGTGGTTCACGGGCGAGGCTATGCCGCGACGCGAAACCATGCAGCGGCTGGCTAGATTGTTGGAAGTGGATGAACCCTGGCTGGCGCTGGGGATCATGCCCGAAGTTAGTAGAGAAGAAAACCGGATCACGGCACGCAACATCGACGGTGCGGTGATGCTTGTGATGGGGCTGGTCACGCTCGCGGGTGGCGCTTGCGCAACACCTGTCGAAACTGATGAGAGACGTGGCTATGTGGACTTTTACGCAATCCTTCGCGGTACGCAGATGGCAGTGCATGTGTCGTTCGCAAAGAACGTGTCGCCGGGCGTGTACACCATTGCGATCCCGAGGGAGTACAGAGAAGTGAGGACGATCGCAGTGATATCGCTGGGCGAGACGCGGTTCGATTTCATCGACCTGGACGCGATCAACACCCCGAAGTACATGCAGCGGAAATCCGGCGGCTATGCGCTGACGGTATCCCACCTGGACGGTCGCTATCGTACCGGCGAGGCCACCTGGAACCGAATCACACATTTTGAGCAATTGGCATGATGAGCAACCTACTTCCATGGGTCGCCTTGAAGGACGTGCATAAGCAGTACGGCTTCTCGTCTTTGGAGGCAGCGCGCAACGCTATCGCGGCGGGGCGCTTCCCCGTCCAAACCTATAAACTCGGGCGGCTGATTGTCATCGACTTGGCCGTCCACGAAAGATTTTTCCAGGCCCACCGCGAGGCGGGTCTTCGTGCCCTGGAAGACAACCTTTCGCTGTCCCCACAACAACACGGGAGTAATGATGAGTCGTAAGCCTGGTGCCGTTGGCCTTGGTGCGAAACTGCTGGACGACGAAAGCCGCGCAATACTCTACGAGGGTTGCAGCCTTTCCCAACTTTCCACGATCTTTGATTTAGACAATCGAGAAATCGCCCGCAAACTGCACGGCCTGTCGCCCTGCGGCGAGCGCATGGGATACCCGATCTACAAGCTGGCCGAGGCCGCCCCGTACCTGGTTCCGCCGAACAAGCGCGACGTGACCGAAGCCGTCAAGCGCATGAGTCCGAAAGACCTGCCGCCTGCGCTGACCAAGGAGTTTTGGGCAGGCCAGCACGCCCGGCTGAAGTTCGAAGAAGACCAGGGCGACGTGTGGCGCACGGCCGACGTGATCGAGACGTTCAGCGAAGTCTTCAAGACCTTGCGGATGTCGATTCTGCTGATGCGCGATCAAGTCGAACGGCAGACCGAACTTTCCGACGCCCAGCGTGACATCATCCAAGACCTTATCGACGGTGTGCTCAACGAGCTTGCCGAATCTTTGACTAAGCGATTCAAGCATGAACCAAGCCAACGATCTGACGCTGACGGACAATGGGCCGACCCGGACGAAGAAGACCCGGACCAAGCGCTTTAAATCCCTCGGGCACATCGTTTGTTCGATGGCCGACGTGCTTCGCCCGCCCGAGCGTCTGACGATTTCGGACGCGGCTTCGAAGCACATCCGCCTGAACAACCCTGGCGCCTACATCGGCCCGTATCTCAATTCGATGGCCTGGTACATGACCGAGCCGGCCGACGCCCTGGCGGCCCGCGTGCTGAAGGCGGTCGTGTTCGTGGGGCCTGCGCAGTCGGGCAAGACGCAGAGCCTGATCCTGAATTGGGTCGGCTACACGGTCATCGTCGATCCGATGGACCTGATCATCTATTCCCCGACGAAGGGGGCGGCGCGGGACTTTTCGATGCGCCGTATCGACCGCCTGCACCGCGACAGCAAGAGCGTCGGGGAACGCCTGCTGAAGAAGCGCGACGCCGACAACAAGTTCGACAAGCTCTACGACAGCGGCATCATGCTCACGCTGTCGCACCCGTCCGTGACTGAGTTCGCCGGCCGCCCGATCCCCCGCGTGGCGCTGACCGACTACGACCGCATGGACGACGACATCGGCGGCGACGGCGCCCCGTTCGACCTCGCGAGCAAGCGGACGACGACGTTCGGTTCCTTCGCGATGACCCTGGCCGAATCCTCCCCGTCGAAGCCCATCACCGACCCCCGGCACATCCCGCAGACGAAGCACGAGGCCCCGCCCGCGACCGGCATCCTGGCGCTCTACAATCGCGGCGACCGCCGCCGTCGCTACTGGCCGTGCCCGCATTGCAGCGAGTATTTCGAAGCCCGCTTCTCGATGTTCGAATGGAACCACGACGCACCCGACAAGGTGACTGCCGGCGAATCGGTGCGGCTCATCTGCCCGCACTGCAAAGACCCCATCCGCCCGACGCAGCGCAGCGACATGGATATGTTCGGCATCTGGCTCAAAGACGGGCAGTGGATCGACAAGGCCGGTCGCGTGCGCGGCCCCGATCCGCGAAACACCATCGCCTCGTTCTGGCTGAACGGCGTGGCCGCGTCCTTCATTTCGTGGAAGGATTTGGTCATCAACTACATGACCGCCGAGGAAGAATACCAGCGCACCGGCAGCGAGGAAGCGCTGAAGAAGTTCTACAACAACGACCTGGGCGAGCCGTATCTACCGAAGGCGCTGGAAACCGAACGCCTGCCGGAAGTGCTGAAGTCGCGATCCGAGCCGTTCCCCGTGCAGCCGGTCGATGAAGTCGAGCCGATGGTTCAGCGCCTCGTGCAACCTGGCCGCGACGCGTTCACGCCGATGGTGCCGGCCGGCGTCCGCTTCCTCGTCGCCACCGTGGACGTGCAGCGAAATATGTTCGTCGTGCAGGTCTTCGGCGTGGTGCCGGGCGAGCCGTTCGACACCGTGCTCATCGACCGCTTCAACATCGTGAAGTCGCGGCGCACGGACGACTCGGGCGAGCACCTTTGGGTGAAGCCGCCGACCTATCTGGAAGATTGGGATCGCATCACCGAGGAAGTGCTGGATCGAACCTACCCCCTGGCCGATGGCTCGGGTCGGCGCATGATGATCAAGATGACCGGCTGCGACAGCGGCGGTAAGGAAGGGACCACGACGAACGCCTACAACTATTATCGGAAGCTGCGGCAAGAGGGTAAGCACGGCCGGTTCCACCTGATCAAAGGTGACTCGGCGCCCGGCGCACCGCGCACGCGAATCAGCTACCCGGATTCGAACCGGAAGGACAAGTTCGCGGCGGCCCGTGGCGACGTGCCCGTGCTGATGATCAATTCGAACGTCCTGAAGGACACGCTGTCGAACCGGCTGGAATGCGTGGTCCCCGGCAAGGGGATGTATCGCACGGCGGACTGGTTGCCCGACTTCGTGTACAGCGAGCTTTGCGCCGAAGTCCGCACGGGGAAGGGGTGGGAGAACCCGAACTCACTTCGCAACGAAGCCTGGGACTTGAGCTATTACCTGATCGCGCTCTGCATTTCGAAGCTGATCGGAATCGAGCAATTCAATTGGGACGAACCCCCGACGTGGGCGGCCGATTGGGACCTGAACGCGCTTGTTTACGCCGAGGGAAACAACAAACGGTTTGCGCAACAACAAAAAGATGTTTATGATTTCGCCAAATTGGCTGCTTCGCTGGCCTAACCGTGCCTTGAGATACAACAAAATGGCGTGTCAACAACAGAAACTTGATGCAGCACGCGATGCCTATCACAGCCTGGTCACGGGCAAGATGGCTCGCGTCGTCGTGGATCAGAACGGCGAACGCGTCGAGTTCCAGGCCGCCAACGCATTCCGCCTTCAGGCTTACATCAAGGAACTTGAGGCCGAATGCGCTGCCGGTTCGGGCGGCCTTCGCCCCCGTGGCCCCTTCGGCTTCATCTACTGATTATGAGTGCCGTCGCAACTGCCACCCGTCGCGTGAAAGTTGCCCCCGCCCGCGCCGTTGAACCGAGCGCCATGGGCGGCGGCTTGCAGGGCGCCGAGCGCCATTCCCGCGAAATGATGGCCTGGAATCCGACGATGCGTTCGCCGGATCAGGTGATCAACATCGCGAAGCCCATGGCAGACGCCCGTGGCCGCGACATGATGCAGAACGACGGCTACGCCCTGGGCGCCGTCAACGTCCACAAGGACAGCATCGTCGGCGCGAACTACCGTCTGAACGCGCAGCCGAATTGGCGCGTCCTGGGCGCAAGCCAGGGCTGGGCCGAAGAATTCCAGCAGGTCATGGAATCCCGCTTCAACCTGCTGGCCGATTCCCCGGACTGCTGGCTGGACGCGGCCGGCATGAACACCTTCACGGGCATCATCCGCCTGGCTGTTGGCGGGTTCGTCTATACCGGCGAAACCCTCGCGACCGCCGAATGGCTGCGTGCTGCCCGCCGCCCGATCCACACCGCGATCCAACTCGTGTCGCCGGATCGGCTGTCGAACCCTGACGGCATGGCCGACGACCGCTTCCTGCGCCGTGGCGTGCGCCGCGACAGGTTCGGTCGGCCGCTGAAGTATTGCATCCGCAAGGCCCACCCGAGCGAGTGGTGGGATATGTCGTCCCAGCAGTGGTCGGAAATCCCGGCCGAGAAGCCCTGGGGCCGCAAGCAGGTCATTCACATCATTGAACAGCAGATGCCCGATCAGTCTCGCGGCATCGCTGAAATGGTGGCCGCTCTGAAGCAGATGCGGATGACGAAATCCTTTCAGGAAGTCACCCTTCAGAACGCCGTCATCAACGCTTCCTTCGCCGCCGCGATCGAGTCCGAACTACCGCCCGATGTCGTGTACCAGAACCTCGGCGGCGGCGAAGGAAACTGGATAAGCTCAGTCGGGCAGTACATGGACGCGTTGAACGCGTACCTGGGCGCGTCGAACAACATCAAGCTCGATGGCGCGAAGATTCCGCACCTGTTCCCCGGTACGAAGCTGAACCTGACTCCGATGGGACAGCCGGGCGGCGTCGGCACGGCGTTCGAAGAATCGCTGCTGCGCAACATCGCGGCGGCCCTCGGCCTGTCCTACGAGGAATTCTCGCGGGACTATTCGAAGACGAACTACTCGTCGATGCGCGGCAGCGCGATCAACACCTGGCGCTTCATGCAGAACCGCAAGAAGGCCGTGGCGGATCGTCTCGCCAGCGCGATCTACGCTTTGGTGCTGGAAGAAGAAATCAACGCGGGCAACGTCCCGCTGCCGCCTGGAAAGACGGCCGATCACTTCTACGAGCCGCTGATGAAGGACGCTTACGCGGCCTGCACCTGGATCGGCGCCAGCCGTGGTCAGATCGACGAACTGAAGGAAACGCAGGCCGCGATCCTGCGCATCAAGTCGGGTCTGTCCACCTACGAAATCGAATCCGCGAAGCTCGGCAACGACTGGCGGGAAGTCTTCGAACAGCGTGCTCGCGAGGAAGGCATCATCAAGGCCAAGGGCCTTGCCTTCTCCATGGACGCGCAGCGCGAGGGCAAGAAGGAACCGCAGAACACGCTCTCTGACGATCCCAAGCAGAAGGGCAACGATGACACTTCCGAGGAAGACGAATGAGCACGCCAACCCGCAAAGCGCGGCCGAACATCCGCGCCATTTTGGACGGCATGAATCTGCAAGCCGCGATGATCGCCCCGCACTACACGGGCCTGGTCGGTGCGCTGCAAGAGTTTGCTGACGCCGACTACGGCCTGGAAGAAGCCGCCTGGGCGATGCGCAAGGATGAACTCTGCGCCGCCTACGGCTTCGGCAAGTCGAACGCCGACAAGCCCTTCGCCTTCTCCAACGGCGTCGCCATCATCCCCGTTCACGGCGTGCTGGTGAACCGCTTCTCGTACTCGTGGGGCTTCGCCACGGGGTACAATTTCATCCGTGCGCAGTACCGTGCGGCGCTGGCCGACGACGACGTGAAGCTGGTTGTGTTCGACTGCAACAGCTACGGTGGCATGGTCGCCGGCTGCTTCGAAACCGCCGACGAAATCTTCGAAGGCCGCAGCGAAAAGCCGTCCCTGGCCCTGGTCGATTCCAGCGCCTACTCGGCCTGCTTCGCGATCGGCACGGCCGCGTCGCGCATGGTCGTCGTGCCCTCGGCGGGCGTCGGCAGCATCGGCGTGGTCGCCATGCACATGAACATCGGCCCGATGCTCGAAAAGTGGGGCATCGAAGTCACGTTCATCCACGCGGGTGCCCACAAGGTTGACGGGCACCCCTACGCGGCGCTGCCCGACGACGTGAAGAAGAACATCCAGACCAGCATCGACAAGAATTACGCCACGTTCGTCAACGGCGTAGCTCGCAATCGCAACCTATCGGCGCAGGTCGTCAAGGATACCGAAGCCCGCACTTACGATGCGGACGACGCCTTGGCGCTCGGCCTTATCGACGCCGTGCAAACGCCCACCCAGGCGGTTGCCGCGTATCTCGACGAGCTTTCCGGCTCGGAAGACCAACAGGAGTTCGAAATGAGCAATCAAACCACCAAGCCGGGCGCGGAAAGCACTGACAAGCCCGAAGTCGATCAGCAGGCCATCGCGGCTTCCGCCCGCACGGCCGAGCGCGAGCGCATGGCCGGCATCCTCAATTGCGAGGAAGCCAGCGGTAAGTCCAAGCTGGCGAACCACCTGGCGCTGAACACCGATATGTCGGTGGACGCCGCCAAGGCCGTCCTGGCCGCCTCTGCGCCCGAGCAGGCCCAGGTTGCTACGCCCCCCGCCACGAACCAGTTCAAGGCCGCCATGGATGCCGACAAGCACCCGGAAGTCGGCGCTGGCAACGGTGACGGCGGCGAGCCGCAGCAGATGTCCAAGGCCGATCGCATCCTGGCCGCGCAGCACGCCGCTACCGGCCGCCAGGTCGTGAAGCACTAAGCGCCCGGCCCAACCAATTTTTCAGGAGATAGTCATGCCCTATCCGAACGAGCTTGCCGGCAACGGCACCAAGGGCGGCTTCACGCCGCATCACCTGTTCGCTGGCGAGAAGGAAATCGTCACGAACAACGGCAGCGTCGCCGCGAACCAGGACCTGAAGCAGTTCCAGGTCGTCGCCATGAACGCCGCTGGCGAACTGGTCGCCCATGACCCGGCCGCCAGCGATGGCACCGAAAAGGCCGTGGCCGTGATGGCCCAGCCGGTCAAGACCACGGCCGCGACGGCCCCCGGCCCGTACTACGTGAGCGCCTTCTTCAACCACGAAGCGCTCGTGTGGCACGCCACGCTCGACACCCTGGCGAAGCGTAAGGCGGCTCTCGTGGGCACCGAAATCCAGGTCGGCAAGCTGTACGGCGGCAACTGGTAAGCGCCGGGACAGGAGAAAGGAAAATGGAAAACTTCGAAATCTACAGCACCCTCGACCTGCTGGATGTCCTGCGCAAGCAAGAATCCATCCCGCAATACTGGTTGGGCTTCTTCCCGCGTGTTCTGACCTCGGACAAGGAAGAAATTCTGTTCGAACAGGTCACGGACGGCACCCGCGAACTGGCGCCCTTCGTCGCCCCGAACGTGCAGGGCCGTGTCCTGCGCGACCGTGGCTACACCACGAAGACCTTCAAGCCGGCCTACGTGAAGCCGAAGCACGTCGTCGATCCGTCGCGTGCGATCCCCCGCATGGCTGGTGAAGCCCTGGGCGGCGATCTGACCCTGGCGCAGCGCTGGGACGCGATCGTGGCCGAGAACATGCGCCTGGAACGCATCATGATCGAAAACCGCTGGGAGTGGATGGCCGCTCGCGCAGTGATCGACGGCGCCGTTGTCGTGACCGGCGAAGACTACCCGACCGTGACCGTGGACTTCGGCCGCGACCCGTCGCTGATGGGCACGCTGCTGGACACGGCTCGCTGGGGCGAAGCGGACGCCAAGCCGCTGAAGGACATCGAACTGTATCGCCGTCGTGTCCACGACCTGGCGAGCACCACGATCACGCGCCTGACCTTCGGCCTGGAAGCCTGGGACGCCTTCACGTCGCACGAGGAAGTCCGCGACCTGCTGGACACCCGCTATCGCGGCAGCGACACCGACTTCAACCGCGCCATTTCGGACGGCTCGCCGCACGAGTACCGCGGCCGAATCTCGGGCCAGAACGGCATGGGTACGCTGGAACTCTACACGTACAGCCAGAAGTACCGCGAGGAAGACGGCTCGCTGCAAGAATTCCTCGACCAGAACGCGGTCGTGGGCAGCGGTTCCGGCCTGCAAGGCGTGCGTTGCTTCGGCGCCATCAAGGACAAGCGTGCTGGTCTGCGTGCGCTGCCGATGTTCCCGAAGATGTGGGACGTGGAAGACCCCAGCGTCACCTACACCATGACGCAGAGCGCCCCGCTCATGGTCCCCGCCGAGCCGAACGCCAGCTTCACGCTGCGCGTCCGCTAACCCGAACCACGGCCCGCTTCGGCGGGCCATCCCCTTTACCCTCTCATCCTCAAGGAGCGCATCATGCCCAAGCGCCTTATCAATGAAAGCATCACCGTCGTTCGCGGCGGCAAGCGCGTCATGCCGGAAATCGGCAAGGCGTTCGATCTGACCGAAGGCGAAATCAAGTCGCTGGCTGAAGTTCGCCCGCAGGCGATTTCGCTCATCAAGGGCGTCGAAGTCGATCCGCAGTCGAAGCCCGTGGCCGACGAGTCCGACCTGTCGAAGATGGACAAGGCCGCTCTGGTCGCCCTGGCCGAGAAGCTGAAGGTGTCCATCCCCAAGAACGCCAACGAAGGGAAGCTGGTCGAACTGATCGAAGCCGCCCGCAAGTCCGACGATCTGTAAGAAGGAGGCCGGCTTCGGCCGGTGACACCATGGCGAATTGGCGCGAACAGAAGCGGGAAGCACGACGGATCGTGCATACCACGATGGCCCTGGACATGAAGTTCTTCCAGACGGCCACGTCGTCCCCCGTGGACGTTCGCGCCCGCCTTCATACGAAGTTCACGCAGATCGGTGACGATCGCAGCATGGGGTGGGCCGAGATTGAGGCCATCAAACCCCGCATGATTTTCATGCTCGACGAGCTTCCCGCTGGGTTGAAGCTCGACCGCAACGCCGTCGTGCTCGTGCAGCCCGGCGAAGCCTACAACATCGACAACACCCTGCCGGCCGACGACATCAGCGTCACGGTAGAAGTCACCCGCCTCACGAAACGCGACTACGAGAAGATGGGCCTGCCCCCGGCCGGGAGCCAGCCGTGAAGCTCTACGAAGTCACCCTCGACGGCCTGGACACCCTGCCGGACCTGGACGCCGCGCCCGAGCGCATCGTCCGCATCGTCCGCATGGGGATCAACAAGACGGTCGATCGCGCACGCGTGCGTGCGGCCGGCGCCATGCGCAATCAGGTCAACTTCCCCGCGAGCTATCTGCGCGGCGAGGATTCCCGCCTGTTCGTCAAGAAGAAGGCGGTGGGCAACGACCTGGAAGCTATCGTCAGCGGCCGTCATCGCCCCACGTCGCTCGCCCGGTTCGCGAAGAATGCAGGCCCGACCGCTGGCCGCAGCCGCCCCGGCGTCAGCGTGGAAGTGAAGCCAGGTGAAGCCCAATTCCTGAAGAACGCCTTCTTCGTGCGCCTGCGGGCCGGCAGCGCCAAGACCGACACGAAGTTCAACCTGGGCATCGCCGTCCGCCTCAAGAGCGGTCAGCGCCCGCGCAATAGCCGCGCTGCCGTGCAGTTGGATCACAATCTTTGGCTTCTGTACGGGCCGTCCGTGAACCAGGTGTTCCAGACCGTCCGCGAAGACATTGCCCCTGACACCCGAGACTACCTGGTGGCCGAAGTTGAACGGCTGCTGGGCGTGGAGAACCTTTGATGGATACGTCCAAGCCGCCCTTCCGGTTGCGCGTCCTGCAAGCCATGACCGAGCACCTGAAGAAGATCACGGTCGCCAACGGCTACAATTTCGACCTCGCGGAAGGCGTCTTCCGTGGCCGGATGATGTACGGCGAGAA